AGGAGTCATGCCCCATGAACGCTTCGATTGCCTTTGCCATAACGAATCACCTTTCTCACTAACTACATTCTCAATGTAGCTGATTCTGAAAAAATGTCAAGAGATATCAGAAGCGTTCAGGACCGCCACAGATGCCTACCGCAAAGGGATACCAAGCGGTAATCGCAGCAATGGCAACGAACGGAATAGCGATGAAAAACTTAATCAACGCAATGGGATGCATAAAACTAACGAGTTCCTTGAACCCAAAGAGTTCTAGGGCAACCAGAGCGAATGCAATAGCAAAAATCTTAATCATAACGAATCACCTTTCTCACTAACTACATTCTCAATGTAGCTGATTCTGAAAAAATGTCAATCGGTAATGTCAACTTTGTGGCAAAAAAATGCAGGGGTGGCTCCATTGAAACCACCTCCTGAGTTTAAGAAACGACAGATAGATTTCACCTTGTCTTCCTCGGCTGAGGAATAGATGGTAAACCCAGTGGTTGTCTCAAAAATGTGGTACTTACCATCGAACGTTCTGATTCTGTATATCAAGTCATTCTCAATCCGCTAAAATCTTTACGGCCGGCAGCCTTAGTCATCCACTTCATATTGTCTTCTTCGTTGGCACGAATACCGACCTGAGTGTTGTCCATTACCGGCTTGTCCTGATACTTATCTTTCTTAGGACCTTCTAGAATATTCTCTTGCTCAGAATCATCCACATCATGAAAACGCATCTTAGACTTGTTTACACCGATAACGAACCTCTTGTTTTCATTGATATCGCTATAGCGGTTCTTCAACTGCTTGACAAGGATCTGGTTCATTTCAGCCAGTTCATCTGTTACCATCAGAGCAAACATGAAGTCTACTGTTGCAGGCAAGCCAAATGATTCAGAGGTGTTGTCTAGCCCAAGATCAGAAGAGTTATAACCATCACGATTTGACTGTGTAGCCGTGATGATTGGTAGATCAAACTCAACCGCAAGACCACGTAGTTCTTCGGCAATCGACTTGATGTACATATAACTATTTACAGAACCACCCATCTTCATACGTGTAGAAGCACAAATGTTTAGATAGTCAACGTAGATTACATCTGGTTTGAAGTTCTTCTTAATACGAAGTTCTTGCAATAGATGCCGGAAGTGTGCAGCACCAGCAGATGATGTTGGATACTCCTTGATAATCAACTTGCCTTGTGTTGATGACTTGATTCGATTGATCTTCTTGTTGAAAGAATCTTTCGGTAGATCACGAAGTTCGTCCATCGTGATATTCATCAAGTTGGCGTCAATACGTTCTGCAATCCGCTCTTCGGACATTTCCATGGTGATATAGAGAACGTTCTTGCCCATGTCCAGATGATTCGCTGCACAGTGCGTCATAAACATCGTCTTACCAACGCCTGTGGACGCTAGAATACAAGACAACGTTTTCTTAGATACACCACCCTTAGTAATCTTATTGAAATACTTCAGGTCAAACTCTAGCTTCTCTTCCTTCAGATGGTAGAAGTCATACCTCTGTTCAGCATCACCAAGAAAGTCATGCCCGATGTTTGTATCAAAAGAGACTGCCAGAGCCTCAGTTAGAATCTCTGGCAATGCTCCTTTACCGCGTTTGTCATCTTTGCCATCAATGATCTTGATGGAGTCCATGATTGCATTATAGACGGCTCGTTCTTGACAGAACTTCTCCGTTTCGTTAAACAACCAATCAATGGACGTAGCCAAGTCTGCATTGAATGTCTGTACAGTATCTTTGCAGATTGAATACTCATCTTCACTAATATTTGTGAGAGACAAGATTTCAGACTGCAAAGCTTCCTTTGTAGGCACCCTGTAATAAGTCTTGACATACTTGTCAATAAGTCCAAACACGATCTTGTTAGGCCGTGTTTGGAAGTATTCGGTCTTCAGGAATGGGATCACCTTTCTGCAATATTCTTCATTATAAAGTAGATGTGAAAAGATTACCTGTTCTTCAATCACTTAACATCCTCCTTATAGTCAATAAGTCTCACGAACTCTTGACGCTTTTTATAGTGCCAACCCATCTTGCTAATCCAACCAGTGCCTGGATTAGATCCTTGTTCATTCAAATATTCTTTGAACTTAACTTCAAACTCTTCTTTAGTCAATCCGCTTCTCCGTAGATGTCCGAGATATCTTCATTAGATACCATATCTTCCTGTGCAAGTCTATAGTTATCCTCAATATACTTGCGGAAAGATTTTGATTTCAAAACAGGAAGCCAGAAATCTTTGATGTCTGTATCTGCACGGCGATAGTTCTTTGGTAGAACTTCGCCAGTTTCCATGTCAACTTGCTGATACCAACCGTTCTTTGGCTTAATCACATGACCAGAATCTAGAGCAACATCTAGTAGACCAGACCATGTTGAGATACCACCTTCAAAACGAACTTCAATAGGAATCTTGGACTTTTCACGAACATGGCGTGACTTTTCAACATTGATGATGAAGTTGTAACCAGTGACTTCGGTGCCATCTTTCTCTTGTTGACGACCAATGATGAAGATTGTATCAGCAGAATAATAGATACCAGTACCACCAGATACGACGGCCTTTGAGTACATTTCTTGTGTCTGATATGTGTGATTCACAACGACCATTGGAATGTCTTTGATGTTTAGATGTGGCGTAATCATACGAAACACAGACTTGATCTGCTTCGCCCGTGACATATCTGCAACAGACTTGCCATCCTTGGCATCATCAACTTCTTTCTTAGAAGCCAAGTTACCAACAGAGTCAACAAAGATGATTACCTTGTCGCCACGAGAAATCACTTCAAGTTGCTGCATAACATCAAACTTGAACTGTTCAACGTCGGTGATTGGACTATGAATAACACGAGTAGTATCAATGCCAATGGTTTCAAAATACTTCTTACCAGCACCAAACTCCGAGTCGTAAAAGAGGCAGATAGCTTCAGGATATTTGTCAAGGTACGCTTTGACTTCTAGAAGACAGAAGAATGACTTGAAGTGCTTTGATGGACCACACCAGAGAGTTAGACCTGGTGTAATACCACCGTCTAGACTACCTGATAGTGCAACATTGAGCATGGGAATGGAAGTCTGAATCATGTCCTTCTTATTAAAGAACTTGGAATCCGATAGCACATCTGCTTCCTTGATTGTGCTTGCTTTACGTAGTTTGTCTAGAATGCTCATATAATCTCCTTGGTTTAAACCAGTATTCACTGTATCACAAAATCACTTCTTAGGCAATGTTTTTCCAGCGATCTTGTATAGTTTCTTGCGAAACTCTTCAATCTTTGCAGCACGATTTGGCCAATGGATGACATCTTTGTCTGCATCCTTGGCTAGATTGTCTAGTAGTGGTGTGATAGCTTTGAGTAGCTTGTCAATCGTTTGATCGTTCTTTGTTGTCTTAGAGACAATAATCGGTGCTGCAATATCTTCCGATGTGGTCGATGTGAAGCCAAAATCAAAATCTTCGTCCATTAGCTGAAAAAGTCCTCTAGTGTTGCGATCTTCTCTGACTTCCAACCAATCACATCCAGAATGCCCTGTAGTGGTGCAATGAACGCTTTATCAAACTGCATTGGATAGTCGATGTACTTCTCCAAATCAAACTCTGATGGCAACTCAGATGGACAGGAGATGACATTTGTTCTAGCGGGATTAGGTGTTTTCATGTAACAGAACTTCACCTTATCACCGTTTGTTATCTGCTCGTATTTATTACCTAGTCCATGACGCTCTAGCATACGATTGTACAGAATACTGCCACGAACATGAATAGGAGTACCAGAAGCATACGTTTCAATGTCTTTGGTTTCATACTTGTCTAGATCACTGACACCACGAGGGAATGCCACTTCCTCAAAAGGCAACTGTGTAAACATTTTACGAAAATCTGCGATGAACGTTTGCAGTGTCGTTTCACTTTCGTTCATGACAAGATTTAATGCCTTCTTAATGTTATCACGACAAGATTGTGGTGTTGATGATTTGACCGCTTCAATGCCAGACATCTTTAGCTTTGCCGAATCGTATGCAACCCCTTCTTGATTCCAGACGTTTAGGATGTATCGCTTCTTTGCTGTCCAGATGGCTTTATCGGCAATAGCTTCACGCTTCATGAACATCTTTTGTGCATATGCATTCATCCGAACAGATAGTTCCAGATATGCTTTATCGATGAATGGTTCAATCTTACTAAGGCAAAACTTATCTAGAACTTCAACGATCTTCTTTGTGTCCGTTTCATCTGGCATGATCTTGTCGACCAGAGGTGCTAGTGTCACATAGATAGAATCTGTATCTGATGCAATGATATAATCATAGTCTGTCGTACCACATAGCTTGTTCAAGTATTCATTCATACGATCAGCAATCCAGCGGATGGAAAGCTGGCCAGACATAGTAATAGCTTCAGCGTGGTTGATGTCATACCAACGGAAGTATTTGTTGCCAAGTGCGCCATAAGCGGAGTTTAGCTGAATCTTCTTCGCCATCTGTAGGTTGTTGAGCCGTGCAATCTCTTTAGCAAGCTTAGGATCTTTGGTCTTTTCATACATCTTCTTGGCTTCGATCATCTGCTTCTTATAGACAACACGATCATCATACATCTTGGCCATGATAGCACCAAGAAAGCCCTGCTTGTCTTTGCGATATACACAACCATTGGCTGCATAAGAGTATTCAGAGCCTTGCAACCCAGTGTCTCTAACTCTCAACAGTTGATCGATGCTTAAGAAGTCCCACATCTTTTCAACAAACGTCTCGGGTGAGATGTTGTATTGTTGAATCAAATGTGGGTACAGAGAGTTAAGGTCGAATGAAACCATCCAACGATGCATACCTGTTTTT